TTAACTTCTATTACAGATTCACGACCTTTACCTCCCATAGCAGGATTTACATTATTACAAGTAACACTTCCTTTAGAAGTAGCTATTAAAGAACCATTTACTCCTGGTTTTGTAGGACCAAATAAAGGACCCACTACTTTGTTAATTGCACTTGATGCAACGTTATGTGATATACCGCCACCAAATCTATAAGTTATAGTTAGTGTAGTATTAGCAGGAGCTAAACCATATGCTTTTGTATTTAAAAAATTACTTGGGTCAAACTCTCTATCAATACTTGCTACACCGTGTGGTAAAGTTGAACCAACATTGTCAGGATTAGGTATAATCTCTTCATCAGGATTACTACTATTGCCTGCACCGAATCTTAATTCTAATAAACCTTCAGGTGTAACATAAGTATAAAATCTTCGTGATGTCTTTTTTAATTTTAATAAATAAGGAGCTTTATCAGCAAACTGAGAATCTTGTGGACTCAAATCTGCTGTATTATTAGATTCAATAAAAACCGTATCTTGTGCTAAGTAAGGAACTTCATACCAATCGTTTCCATCGCTATCTACACAAGATATTATTTCAGTTATACCACTTTGTCCTAATCTAATTTTGTCATATCTTTTAGCAGTTCCGAACACAAATCTTTCTGTTTTTTGTTGACCTGAAACAGCAGATGCTGTCTTTTTAAGTAAATAAGTAGTAGGTTCGCCACCAGCACTTTCATATACACTAATGTCTATTTTAGATGCACTACCTGAAAATTGAAAATTAACATCTTCTGTTAAATAAAAATTTGTACCGTTTGTTGCTTTTAAAACAGAATTTTGTTTTAATATTAAACCATAATCTAAATCTGCTCTGTTGTTTGTACCTGAACCTACTGCGGGTACCGTTTGAAAAATATCTACGTCTGCAGTTGCCGCAGTAATAATTCTTGGTGTATATCCCATTGCTTGTGCAATCTGATAAACGTTCTTAGTTTCTTCAGCATATGCTAATAAAGATTCTTTAAATTGATTATCTACATAATAAGAAAGAACATCACCTACGTATGCGGCCATTTCAATAAACATCATACCTGGTGATGATTCATTAAAATCATTATAAGCATTTGGAAAGTATGTTTTTGCGTGGTCAATTAAAGATTGTTTAAATTGATTAAAATCTTTATTTAAATATTTAACTTCTTTTTGTTTGACTTTAGTAGCCATCTAATTCTCCTTAGTACCCACCACCAGCACCTGTAGTTCCTATATCGTCAGGAACTCCTTCAGGTAATGGACCTACGTTCAACGCTAAAATTACTTGGTCATTAAACTCTGTGCTAAATCTACACACTGCATTTAAAGTATTTCCATCAGCTCTTAATATAGTTTCTTCTAAACTAACAAATGGTAAAAATTTATCTAAAGCTTCTTTTATTGCTTCATTAATTTGAGACTTTATTATTTCCGGTACATTTTGTTCAAATACAATTTCTCTTAAACGACTTCCGTATTCAGGATTACCTACTCTTTCGCCAATCTGTGTTAACAATAAAGTTTTTATATTGTCTTGTATTTGTTCATAGTATTTATAATTTCTTTTAAAAAATCCATAAGTATTTTTATCATAGTTTAAAGGAAATCCTATACCAAATGCTTTATCCGGGTCTAAATCTATGTCTCTTACACTCATTATTTTTTCAGATTCATTTTACTCATAAGTTCTCTGTAATCTTTGGTGATTGCTTTTTGAACGTCAGGGTCAATTTGTTCAGGTGCTACTCCTGCTTTATGTGCTATTTCTGCAACACCTTGATTACTCATACCGCCTCCGTTTGGTTTCATATCACCATAGCCTAATAAGTCAGCCATATCATTTGTCGTAAAAGTTTTTCCACCCATAGTTGGATATTCTGATGTCTCAACAGACTCTTGAATTGGCGTAGACCTTTTAGACTTAATTTCATTAATAAATATCTCGCCGAGTTGTTTTTTGACTTCTTCACTAACCAATCTATTGATTATTTTCTTTAACTCATTTGCCTTCATTTTAACTCCTATATGTTAATATCCGCCACCAACGCCACCGGATGTTGTTGTACCGGTTGCAGTAGTAGTTGTTGTTATTGTTGTTAGACCAGCACCGCCTGTAGCACCCGCACCGCCTGTAGCACTATCGTCTGCGTCAGCTTCTGCAATCAAAGCATCCATTTCATCTCTTATACCTTGTTCATCAGAAGTTCCGTCACTTGCATTTGTTTTATCTCCACCGTTTTTAACTCCTGCAAGTTTAATAGCCAATAACATTATTATTGTTTCTATTGCTAAATCTTTTAATTTACTTATTAAAAAGTCTGTGTTTTTCAATGCGGCACCCGCATTTGATATTTCTTGTTTTACTTTTTCTATAATCTTATCTTGTAAAACACCAACTGCCGCAACAGGAGGTACTAAAGCTCCGCCTATCTTACCTGCATCACCTGCGGCTTCTGCTATAGACTTTGCAACTTTAATAGCAGTTATAGTAGCGGCGATGGCTTCTAAAGTAGGTTCAACTTTATCAGCTAACTCTTTTAACTTTTTCATCTTTTTTATATCTTCGTCTATCTTTGGGTCTAATTCGCCTTGTTCAGCTTTACCTTGATACACAGGTATCTTATCATCTCTATACGACCTTATAAAGTCTATAGGTGCATTCATTTTATCAGTTATTACTTTAGTTATCATTATTCTATAAATACCTTTCGACTAACATCACCTGTCCAAATTTCTTTACCTGGTTCGCCTTTAAGTTCTCCAACAATCTTTCTTTGTAGACTTTTAATATCATCTCTTATACTATTTGTTATGTTACTCTTAACTGATTCACCACTATTTGAACTACCATCACCATCTACAGAAATGCCACCATCTGCTAATTTTTCTATAGCCTCTGTCAAATCTTGTAACAATCCTAATACACTTCCTGTTCCTATCTTTTCACTACCTGGTAATCCTATCATTGTTTGTAGATAGTTTAGACCTCTTACTGCAGGTTGCATAGGCGCATTTGGTAACGTGCCACGATTTTTATTATTACCAATGTAAATAAGACCTTCTACTTTTTCTTCATCTACATCAGGTGTAGTTATAAATATGTTTTTCATAGAATTTAAGTTTAATTGACCTGAAGACAATAAAGATATGTTACGATTTGAATGATTAGCGCCTTTAGTATATATCATAATATTGTCAGAAGAAATTAACATTTTATTCGGAACATTAATTAGTTCTTGATTAAATGTACCACCTCTACCTGGAGTTAAAGTGTTGTTTATATAATTTATAACTCTTTGGTCTTGATTTAATAATCCTTCTTCTTTTAATTTCAATCCAGGACTTACACTTGGTAAAAAGTATATAGAACTACCATCAACGTTAGGGTCAAAGAAATTAGGTTCTAAAGGATTTGCTGATTGTACTATATCTTCGTCTTCATTTTCAGTTTTAGATAACTCTGCTATATCTTCACCGCCTCTACTTCTAAAGTTGTTTGCTATTCTTAAAGTAGGTTTTCCAAAATTGTCACTAAGAATCATAGCGTGACCATAACGACCTTGAACAGCTACGTCACCCGGAGTTATTTGAGTAGGAGGTATAGTAAAATTAGGTTTGTGGTCTGAAGTTTCTTTTGGTTGAAGTTGTGCAGTATTTACTAAAGAATCATAAATAGGTAATGGTGGTCCATAAAAATTAGAATCATCATACTGAAAAACAGGAACTACTTCTTTTTCTAAAGGAGAAGCAATGAAGTGCATAGAAGAAGGTTTTAAATTATCAAAATGAGAACTATCTTTAAATGCAGATACTACTTGTTGATTATCTCCAGGAGTAACAACACCGGTAACTTGTGCGGTAGGAACTTTAAAACTATCTTGTATAGAGTCTATAGCCTCTTTTACTTCTTGTTTAATGTAATGGTAGGCCTTACTAAAATTTAATAATCCACCTGAATCTTTATCAAATCCGGCCATTGTTAACTCTCAGGAAAAGCAGACTTTTTATTATCTATGTCTTCGTTTATCCTATCGCTTTCGTTTTGTATTTCTTGTATGGTATCTGTCAGTCCGGACATAAGTTGTTCTTTTTCAAGTTCACTTAATCCAAACTCATTTTCAGAACCTTTAGCTTCTGCAGAAGCGAGTTTTTGTACGATAGCCGCTACTTTGATTAATTGTTCATCATTTTTAACTGCTACATCAAGATAGTCTTTTAAAATAGGTACGAGTGCGACAGCAGATGCGGTATCTGTGACGAACTTCAAGAGGTCCTTCATCAGAACCTCTATCTGTTTCTTATTGTTTTCCGAGTTTTTATAGATATCTTTGAAGACATCTGATAATGTTTTGCCCTCAAAGACTTCAAAAGAATCCGACATATGTATGTTCCTTAATTAATAATAAATATATATTAATTAAGAAAGATACAATTTTATGTGAATACTGAACCGGTTATATTGTTTTTAAACGATATTCCTTTATCTCTAAAGTCACGAATTAACGAATTTTGCTTACGTTTCATCACATTTATAACTCTTGTGATGTGTTGAGTGTTTGAACCACTCATCTCACGAATTAAAATGTATAATGCTTTCTTATTGAAGTTTTCAATACTTTTATTATTTCTCATCAGATAAAGAAGAGCATCAACTACAGCAATATCTTTTTTCTTTTTGAAAATCTTGAAAATATTTTCTTCCCAATATTCCATCATTTGTTTAAAAACTTCTAATTTAAAATCTACAAGATTATCCATACTCGACTCAGCGTTAGTATCTCTATTGTAATCCATTACGTCAAGTTGGTCGTGAATCTTACCCATCTTATAGTTTTTATTATTATTTAAAATCAAATAATTCTTTGCAACTACTGAAAAGTAACTAAATGCTTTACCTTTATCTTGTTTATACTTGTGCATATTGATAACCATATTAGAAACTACTTCTTCAATTACTTGTTCTGTAGGTTCGTCAAAATAGTAAAACTTATAAGTATGAATTAAATTTTCAGCAATCTTTCTGATTGGATAGTAAATACTATCCGCAAAAAGTTTATTTCTTTTAGGGTCACCTGGTTCCATAGAATTGTATTCTACAATAGCATCTTGAGTCTTTTGACCAAAATACATTTTACTTTTCTTTCTACGTTTAATCTTTTTACGAACTACTTTAGTTGTCGCCATCTTCTTCTACTCCTGTGAATTTATCTAATTTGTTAATTGTTTCTTTTAATCTTCTGAAAGTGTCACCAACTTCATCATCTTTTTCAAACCATTGTTTTTCGTCAATCTCTTGAATTTCTGTTTGAACTTGATTCAAATCTGTTGTCATTTCTTCAAACCAAGTTTCTAAAGTTTCTTGACGTTTTAGTTGAATAAGATTAGCAGTCAAACTTCCGACTAATAATAATCCTAATATTCCTTCAATAATCATTTCTTATCTCCAAATAGTTCATCAAATAGTTGATTCTTATATTCCTTATCTACTTTAGGTTTTTCTTTTTTCTCAATCTTCTTTTCTTCTTTAACTTCAATCGGTTCGTCTTTTTCAATACCTAAAATATCAGCATAAGGTATGTTAGCATCTTCACTAAACATATAACGTTCCATCTCATAACGAGTTGCAATCATATCTGCTTGATGTACTAACTGAGCAATATTTGTTTTTATCTTTTTAGATTCACCAAATCCCATCAAATATGCTTTGTTACCTTCTTCGTACATACCATCTGCGAGTCTTAATCCTAAATACTCTTCTTCAGAATATGTTACACCGAACTGATTTAAAGTATAAACTGCTCTGTCAGTAACGGTCATATTATGTAAGTTAGGATTGACTTCATACATTTTACCTTGATTGATTCTATGCCATTCAGACGGATTAGGTCTGTAATAGTCTTCATCAAGACTACCAAGTTTACCTAAGTCGTGGTGCATCGTACAGAACACTACAGAATCTAAATCGTATGATAGTTTAAAGCCAAACTCTTTATAAAGTTCAAACAATTTTTTACCTGCCTCAGTTATATTCATAACGTGGTCGATATATCCACCGGGCCACGAGTTATGAAAATAATCTGTAGATGAAGCAGGAGCTAACATCATACGTTCTTCAAAGTGGTCATACATTTTATTTAACTTGTCAGCACGTTCTTCTGTGTTGAAAGATTCAACGTGGTCACGAATGTACTGCATACGTTCTTGTAAGTCTTCTACTTTTAATTTCATTTGAAAAATTCTCCTGTCTTTGCCGGACTAATTAAAGTTTTAATCCGTTTGTTTTTTTCTAATCTAATGTTTACTATTGGTTTTCTTCCATGTTGTGTTTTAAATCGCATCATTAACATTTTTTCTTCATCACCTTTTTCTGTATTAGCATCTGATAAAGATTCTACATAAACAGAAAACATATCTGATATTCTATTTATTCCAAGTTCTTTTTGCATCTGTATCCAATACGTTTGATTTCGATTTACTTTTCCACGTTTTTCTATATGTTGTATATAAAGTTCTGTAATGTAACGAGCTATTTCAAGACCTTTTCCAAAATTAACTTGATATTTAAAATTATCATTAGTGAAATTTTCTAAACAATTAAGACCTTTAAAATGTCTGTAATGTCTATCAGGTATACCTGTACTATGTCCCATATACAATTCACAAGGGTCACCTACAGGCAAAAGCCATCTAAAAGCCTTTTTTAAACTTATCACATATCCAAAAGACATTGTTGTGTCTTTTCCAAATATTAAATCTAAATTAGATTTAAGAGTATTACTAACCGTCAAATTTTTTGTTTGACTACCATCTTTATCTTTATATGAGAATTTTCTCATAAATATCGATGCACCTGTTATAATTGTTTTCTTCGGTGTATTTATTTTTTTCTTAGGTTTGTTGTTACCTTTAAAGAAATTCATTTCTTTTTACCTCCTCTTGTTATATCTCCGTCATCAGGTGCAGTGAAAAACGGGTCATTAGCACCTTCTTGAAGTGTGATACTCTTTTTTACGTTAGACATTTTATTATAATCTTTTTCGTGCTTGTTAAGTATCGCACGTGGATTATCTGATTTGACCATTCTATCAATAGACTTTAGAATTTTAAATAAATCGTTATTTACTTTTTGCTCTAAGTTATGTTCAAGACCATATATTGTTTGTTCAATCAATTCGATTGCATCTAAAAATAAATAGAAGTTATGTAATCTCATTCTGAACTGACCATCCCAATTCCAATCACAAACATCTCTCATATCAGCCCACTTCTCAATAAATCTATCGAAGTCATTTACACCAATTAGATTTTGTGTATGTAACTTGTCTAACATTTGAGTCATACCTTCAAGATGTTTTTCTCTTGGCATATTAAATGCTTCAAATCTTGCATCTTTAATTGAGAATGAAGTATAATATAAACCAAACACAACTGCTCTGTCAGGAGTAGATGAATCAGTAGTAACCGTTATGTTAGAACCAACATCTTCAAGTGATTTCTGTAATTGTAACAACATAAAGAAATCTTGAATACGTGATGTACCTAAAATATGTAGATACTCATTTGATTTCTTTTCGTGTTCTCTACCTTCTAATAAAGTACATACACTTGCCATAAACCTATATATGTCACCTGCAGTACCACCAATAGACCAACCTTGAAAGTCAAAGCCTTTTACAGAATCATACCATTCTTTATAAGTTTCTGCATCTTCACCTTGTAATACATTTAAGAATTTAGTTCTACCTGATTGATTCTCATTGAAGTATTTAAAGTTTTCCATTGATATGTCAAAACATTCTCTAAATTTACCTGTGTATTTTAACCTAGGCGGAATGTCAAGATTCATAGCAATATCAGAGTTATTTTCTAACCACTCAAATACTTGAGTTTGTAGTTCAGGTTTCCACTTGATAGCACCTGATGCTATTTGATAACCACCTGAGTCACCCATAATCAAATTAGTATCACGTTTGAATCCTAATTCATCGTAAAAGTTTTTACGTGATTTATGCGCACCTGCTGTTATTAGAAAATCTGTATATCTAAATTCTTCAGGAAACTCTTCTGTATAAAATCTACAAGTTAGTTCATCTTTAAATTTATGATTCTTTAACAATCCGTGTCCAAACTCACCTGCTGAGAAAGACGGAAAGTATTTAAATTTACCAATCTTTTTATTCATTATAATATTCCTTTGTCTTTAAGAAACGTTTCGTAATATTCTGATTCATTCCAAATGTTAACTTCTCTATCTATTCCATTCTTGATTATGTAAGCATCCATCACACAACCTAACGAAGATAACTTAGCTATGTTGTAATGTGATTGAGGCTCTCTCATAGAATCTTCTAAGACTTCAAGAGCGCTATCTACATCAAACGGGTCGTACAATCTGTTTGACGGAACACACTCAGGAAAACTTTTGAATCGTGGATACACCACATCACACATATAAGTTGATGCTTCTAATAAAGTAAAACTAACATAATCTTGTAATGCGCTATTAAACTGAATAGAAGCTCTGTTTAGTAAATCATAATAACCATCTTTAGTCATATCAGTTTTTACAATAAAACGTTCTTCAGTTCTATCTAATTCTTTTATAGCATCAACTATGAATTGGTCATTACTTCTTAGTTCTTTAGCACTTGAAGTAAATACCCATTTCCAATCTTTATGTTTATTTAAAAACTCTTTTGCTACTTTCATCATAAACATAGGATTCTTTTCCCAATCTAAACGAGAAGAAGAAATAACCATTTTTTCTTTCTCGATATTATCAGGATGATAACTTCTAATTTGTTTATAATCAATCGGCAACGAAGTCACGTGTATTGGAGTTTTAAATCCTGCGGCTTTAAGTTCATCACGATTAATAGTACTACCAACAAATATACCTGATAGTCTTTCATCTAATCCTAATTCATAATATCTCATCCAATGTCTCATATTGTATGTAAAGTCAAATTCATCTACAGATTGAGCCCAACATCTTGCATAGAACTTAGGATTAATTTTATACAAATCACAAGCGTAGAAAATAGATTCAATACCAGGTGTCCAATAGTCTTGAAGATATATTGTTGACTTGCTTGTAACTTCACCACTTCTAATACGTTCTAATAAGTCTGAACATTGATTCATACTATAGATGCCGCGACCAACTGCATCTAATACCATACCAACTTTTACATCACCTTGTTCATACTTACCATCAACAGAAACGAAGTCTGCATCTACTTGTTTAAAAGCTTTAGGCATCCACTCAGTAGATAACTGATGTGTATATCTTGACTTCAAACTTTCTAACGGAAAATAATATATCATTTTGTCTCCTTTAAATAATCTTGTATTTCTTCACTATTCTTTTTCTCCCACGGATAAACAATCCACTTATCACCTTTTTCTTGAACCCAATATGCAGGTTCTACTATTGATTGTTTGTGATAATGTATAGTTGCAATATCTGCGTAGTCATAAATTTCTGCTTTAAAACGATTTAGAGTTTCTCCTGTATCTGCTATGTCATCTACAATTAAAAACTTCTTACCATAATATGATTGTAATCTATCTATGAATGGCAAGTCTAATTTGTGACTTAACATAACACCTGTGATTAATCCTCCTCGAGGTACAGCATACACACCTTCGTATACTCCCTCAGGAATCATATCAGCAAGTTCATCAACTAAATTATCAAACTCATCCCAACTTATATATGTTTTCATTTTTTTCCTTTCTTTGTAGGTGTTACTCTTAATGCGACTTGAATAGGTTCAAATCTTATTGGCTTTCTATCTCTTATTTTACTATCAAGAAAAGCTGACCTATCACGATTTATTATGTGACTTAAAATCATAGAGACCGCGTGTGGATGTGTCATATTAAAATTAACAGCATATCTAATTTCGTCAGTAGTATTACTATATTTGTGCCAAGTACTTAGTTCATCGTGTTCATCTTTTTTCATTCTACGGTCTTTATCA